TTAAACATTGCTACAGGAAGTCGCACAAAGGCCAGCGATACAATTAAAGGTAAATTAGAAGCATGGGTTAGTGGTGCTGTAGCAAGTACAAGTTTTAATATGTTTACAGCGGCACAAATAAAAGGAACTAAATTTAATTCTGGTGCTACAAATATAGAATCATATACAAATGTAACAGCATCGTCAGACGCACTATCAATAACATTTACTGGTAATAAAGAAGCAGAAAACTTCTCATACATAGCAAATAGATTATACTTTGCTAATGCTGACGCAGATGTTACTGGTTTAACAAATGTTAAATCTAACCAACGATTATTAACACATGATGATTACGACTTACTACTAAGTGGTTCTGCAGACTCAGGATATACAGCACAAACTGTTTCTTTGACTGCCGGCGAAGTAGACAAAGTAGTAGATACATTCGAAGCATCAGTTTATGATTCAGCAATCATTGAGTATTCTGTTAAGGCCGTAGGCGCAAGTTCCAGTGACGGGTATAGCAGAACAGGTACATTACAAATTACAGGCGACACAGGCTTAGCAGACGCGGCTTTAGTTGATAACGGTGTCGTAATAGACAATAACTTCACAGGTACAGTAGAGTTCACAGCAAGTATGAGTTCAGGGACAATAAATGTCAAAGCAACCAACACATTGGCTTCCGGTGGTAACAGAGCGGCAACAGTTAAGTACCTAGTGAGAAAATGGTTGGGATAATTGCTTGACACAGTAGTCAATGCCCAACAAAGATTAACAGTTTGGCGCAATTTCAAAAAACAAGATTTAGAATTAGAAAAAATCATTAATTATATCGGTAGGATAAAAACTACTGAACGTACTTTTGATTTCTATACGCCTAAACATTGGCCATCTTGTTGGGAAATAATAGTTGATGGAATGTATTGTTATAGCGGAAAAGCATTACTTCTACATGATACTTTAGTGCACATGGGAAAAATAGACCCAAATAAAGTTTCATGGTTTGTAGCAGATAATTACGAATTTGGCCAAGTAGGACTTGCTTTTTCAGACGGAGTATGTTACTATAACATTTTACCGAATCAAACTGTGAAAAGACAAGATTTAGATAATTACATACGAGTATTAGAAAATATTAAACATAACAAACTAGACAAAATCAAACGATGAAAGTAACAAAACGTAATGGACACAAAGAAGACTTAAACATAGACAAACTACACAAAGTTGTCATGTACGCAGTTGACGGTTTAACCGGCGTAAGTGCTTCTCAAGTAGAAATCAACAGCCAGATTCAATTCTATGATGGTATCGCATCAACTGATATCCAAGAAACATTAATTAAAAGTACAGCAGATTTAATCTCTGAAGAAACACCAAATTATCAATATGTAGCAGGTAGATTAATTAACTATCATTTGCGTAAGATGGTTTACAATACATTCGAACCACCTTGCTTATGCGATATTGTACAAAAGAATATCGACGACGGTTTCTATGATTCAGAATTTGTTGACTTATATACCAAAGACGAAATCAATCAATTACAATCTTATATTAAACATGAACGTGACGAAGATTTAACTTATGCGGCCATGGAACAGTTCCGTGGTAAGTACCTAGTACAAAACAGGGCAACAGGGCAAATTTACGAAACGCCACAAGTAGCATACATGATGATTGCGGCTACATTGTTTGGCAGATATCCTGAAAAGAAAAGAATGGCGTATGTGAAAGCATACTACGATGCTATCAGCACTTTTAGAATTTCCTTGCCTACGCCAGTTATGGCAGGTGTAAGAACACCGCAAAGACAATTTAGTAGTTGCGTACTAATTGAAACAGATGACAGTTTAGATAGCATAAACGCAACAAGTAGCAGTATTGTAAAGTATGTAAGCCAGAAAGCAGGTATCGGTATTGGTGCTGGTAACATTAGGGCAATTGGCTCACCTATCAGGAGTGGAGACGCAACCCACACAGGAGTTATCCCTTTCTATAAATTATTTCAATCAGCAGTTAAGTCATGCTCCCAAGGTGGAGTAAGGGGAGGAGCCGCCACATTATACTACCCAATTTGGCACTTAGAAGTCGAGGACTTACTGGTGTTAAAGAACAACAAAGGTACAGAAGATAATCGTGTAAGGCACATGGACTATGGTGTACAGTTTAACAAACTAATGTACGAAAGACTTATTAAAGGCGAAAACATCACATTGTTCTCTCCACATGATGTACCGGGTTTATACGATGCCTTCTTTGCTGATCAAGACAAGTTTAAAGAAATATACGAAAAAGCAGAACGTATGACTAGCATTAAGAAGAAGTCTGTTCCTGCTATTGAATTGTTTTCTGCGTTTGTTCAAGAACGTAAAGACACAGGCAGAATTTATTTAATGAATGTTGACCATGCTAATACACACGGCGCATTCATCGAAGATGTAGCACCAATTAGACAAAGCAATTTATGTTGTGAAATTAATCTACCAACAAAGCCATTAAGTCATATACATGACGAAGATGGTGAAATTAGTTTATGTACATTAAGTGCAGTCAACTGGGGTGTTATTAAAGACTTTGAAGAAATGAATAAAGTATGTAAGTTAGCAGTTAGAGGATTAGATGAACTGTTAGACTATCAACAGTATCCTGTATTAGCGGCTGAATTAAGCACAATGAAAAGACGTCCACTAGGCATTGGTATTATTAACTTTGCTTACTGGATGGTTAAAAATGACATGACCTATCAAGAGCCAAACTTGGAATTAATTGACGAGTGGGCAGAGGCGTGGAGTTACAGTTTAATCAAAGCCAGTAACAAACTAGCAATGGAAAAAGGCAAGTGCCCAGGCACAGACGAAACAAAATACGGTTTAGGCATTACACCTAATCAAACATACAAGAAAGAATTAGATGAATTAGTTAAGCACAAAGAAAGACAAAATTGGAAAGAACTTAGAAAGAATTTAAAAGAACATGGTATTAGAAATAGTACACTAATGGCACTTATGCCTGCTGAGACATCAGCACAGATTAGTAATAGTACAAATGGTATTGAACCACCGCGTGGATATATTAGTATTAAACAAAGTAAACACGGCGTACTAAAACAAGTAGTACCAGGCTTTCCATACTATAAAAACAAATACGATCTGTTGTGGGATCAAAAGTCGCCACAAGGCTATTTGAAAATAATGGCGGTGTTACAAAAGTACATAGACCAAGGGATTTCGGTAAATACTTCTTATAATCCTGAACACTATGAAGATGAAAAAGTACCAATGAGTGTGCTGATTCAGGATCTCCTCATGTTTTACAAGTATGGTGGTAAACAATTATACTACAATAACACATACGATGGACAAGGTGAGATAGATATCAACAAAGATGATAAACTAGAAGATCTGCCAATGGGGGAGATCGATGACGAAGACTGCGAGAGTTGTAAAATATAATGGGCGTACTTAATACTAAATCAAAATATACAAATAAAACAAATATGTTTTTATCTGATGACATGGGGATTCAGCGATTTGATGTTCTCAAATATAAACAGTTTGATAAACTCACAGAAAAACAATTAGGTTTCTTTTGGAGACCAGAAGAAGTAGATATAATCAAAGATAGTAAAGACTTTAGAGAACTTACAGACTTTGAGCAACATATATTTACAAGTAATTTAAAAAGACAAATACTGTTAGATAGTGTACAAGGACGTTCACCTAACATTGCTTTCTTGCCTGTAGTAAGTCTACCAGAATTAGAAACCTGGATAGAGACTTGGGCATTTAGTGAAACTATTCACAGCAGAAGTTATACACATATTATCAGAAACGTATATCCTGACCCGAGCAAAGTTTTTGATGAAATGATGAATGTTAAAGAGATTATAGACTGCTCAGATAGTATAACAGAATACTACAACTCACTTATAGATTATAATTTGTTAAGAGATTCAGGTAGTGCTAAGTACGACGAGTACGAACATAAAAAACGTATTTGGATGTGTTTAATGAGTGTAAACATTTTAGAAGGTGTACGTTTTTATGTTTCATTTGCTTGTAGTTGGGCATTTGCTGAACTTAAGAAAATGGAAGGTAATGCTAAAATTATTAAACTGATTGCTAGAGATGAAAATGTTCACTTAGCAAGTACACAACAAATGCTAAAATTGTTACCACGCGAAGACACAGACTTTGAAAAGATTCGCGAAGAAACATATGACGACTGTACACAACTATTTTTAGACGCAGTAGAGCAAGAAAAGAAATGGGCAGACTATTTGTTTAAAGACGGAAGTATTATTGGCCTTAACGCAGATCTACTTAAACAGTATGTCGAGTATATAGCAGGTAAAAGAATGCACGCCGTAGGTCAAAAGAAAATATTCAATACCGGTACAAATCCATTACCGTGGACCCAAGCATGGATAACAGGTGGAGAAGTTCAAGTAGCACCACAAGAAACTGAAATAAGCAGTTATGTTATCGGTGGTACAAAGCAAGATGTCGACAAAGAAACCTTCACCGGCTTTACACTATAATATAAATATTCACATACACAGAGGAAACACATGTTACTACAAAAACCACACGCCAAAGGCGATATTGTCACAATCAAATTAACCAGCGATACCGAAATTATTACACGTTTTGTTTCACAAGACGACAACGGTATTACATTCGAAAAACCTATGGCAGTAAGTATAACTCCACAAGGACTTGGATTAATGCCTTGGTTATTCAGTGCTGACGCATCTAAAGAAATTACTATTGCTAATACGCAAGTATTTTGTACAATGGATACATTAAAAGATCTCGCTGATCAATATGTCGAAGGTACAACTGGAATCACGTTAGCAAAAGCATAAATACTAGTATGCCAAAAGCCGCAAGAAAAACAGCAGATATAGCCGGAGGGCCAATCAAAGAAGGGTCTGACAATGTAAAGATTGAAGGACTTGCCGCCGCACGAAAGGGCGATGCTATACAGGCTCATGGTGATTCACCGCATAAAAATCCAAAGATTGCTGATGGTTCGAGCAGAGTAAAAATTAATGGTAAGCCAGCCGCAAGAGTAGATGACCCTGCAACTTGTGGTCATGCTATTCAAGGTGGTGCTAGTCGTGTTAATATTGGATGATAGATAACGCCAAATTTGGCATTTCAAATGAAACTAAATTACATTTAGTTCCCATTAAAGAAAAATTACACTTTGATACAGATAAAGTTTATGACTTTAGACGTCGTACTATGTTAGGTGGCATTGGCATAGAATTAGACTTAGTTGAAGCAAATCTACATGAAGTAATACTGCCTTACACCACTACCGCAATATCAAAAAATCCAAAAATAGAAAACAATATAATTGATTATGTTAGATTACATTTAAAAGAATATCTACAGGAGAATAATTATAATTTATTTTTAAGTGGTGGTGTTGACAGCGAAAACGTTGCTAATATATTTTTACAATTAGGCATACGATTCACACCAATAATAGTCACATACGGTCATAAAGACAAAGTTCTTAATGATTACGACACAAAGTATGCTTTTGACTTTTGTAATAAACATAATTTAAGACCAACTGTTATAGATATAGATATAATTCCGTTTTTTAATACAGGTAAAGTAATGGAGTATTGCAGAGAGTATAAGTGTACTAGTCCACAGTTTCCTCCTATACTACACGCATTTGAAAAGATCGACGGTAACATAATTTATTCAGGACATCACAAAATATTTACAAATCTTTTTTACAACGCAAGAAAAGAATCAGCAGATTTAGAAACGGTATTAGATAATTTTACTTACAAAAATGATTTGTTTAATGACATAGACTACATGACCAAGCCTACATCATTATGGGTGTTTGATAAAGCATTAAGCAAACGCAATGACAACTCTTTGTCTGACTTTTATAATTGTACAGCCGATATGGCTCTAACACAAACTAACAATATGATCAACAATACAAATGTAACGTTCGATGAGTTACTAGATTACAATGTGTGGCAATACAGAGAAGGATACATGTATCATGGGTTTGGTCAAGTTGATAATCCTAAAAACTTTAGATCGTTTAAGAAAGATAAATACGACTTTAAGATAAATCACATCTACACACCAAACAACTTGTTCGCTTTACCTAGAACTAAATATACTGGCTTTGAGGGTATCAAAAAGTTCTATTCAGATAAATACTTAGGTAAAGACATGTTACTCCAAGAGTTTGACAAGTATTTTAGAGAAACAATGTTGCGATCGACTATAGGTTTTGGACAGGAGGCTAGTAGGATCGTAAATTATATATTGAAGGAAGATTAATATGGCAGATAAAAACTATTTCGTATCAATGGTGAACCACTTTATTGATAGTGGAGTATCACCTACAGACTGGTCACCAGATGATCAAAAACAAGAACTAGTAACAGCAGGAGCAACTATTGTTAATGAATTTGCTAATATTGATAGCGGATTTTATGAGTTAACTATAGATGAGAGCAACATCAGTAGCATTACTGACTTAGCAAATGTTAAAGCAACTGAAGTAGTAGGAGCGGGTTCAAATGTATCAACTCTTGCTATTAGTGAATCAACAACAGAATGGCATAAGCAAAGATTAGTTACTAGGAACCTTCCACTAAGAGATACTTTCGATCCTGTTTACGAAGGTGACAACTCAACAGTTTATATTGTAGACAGTGGTTGCGATATATTACACCCAGAATTAGCAAATGCTACAATACAAAAAGTTCACAATCCAACTAACGGTGGCTACAACGATTTTATCGGCGGTGGCGGAGACGCATCAACATTTACGATTGAAGACGACCATGGACACGGTACAGCAATGGCAAGTTTCATAGCAGGCGACAAATTAGGTGTTGCCAGAAATGCTAAAATTGGAGTAGTAAAAGTTAGCGGTGCTAATGGGTCTGCTGATATTTCAGATGTTGCTAAAGGTGTCAACTCAATGTTTACACATAGAGCATGGGAAACAGCAAAAGACAGTGGTGGTACATACGCAACAGCAGTAGCACTTATGGCGTTTACGTTTCCAAAATCAGAAGCACTAGATAGGCTTATCACTTGTATGTGGAACAGACGTTTCTTAGTTGTTGCCGCGGCAGGTAATGCCGGTGGTGACGTTGATAATTATTCACCCGGTGGTCTTAACAGTATCCTTACAGTAGGTGCTAGTGACAGTTCAGATAACGTACCAGCATTCTCAAATGACGCAGGTGCTGTAGTTGAACCAGGTACAGGACTACAAACTAACGGTGGTGAAGAAGTTGATGTTTTTGCTCCAGGTGTAGCAATTAATTTAGCCACAATTTCAAATAGAAACGAAGGCGG